AATGTTGCGGCGCTAGTCGCAGGTGGTCATCTTGTGTCAGCACAAACTATAAGAACAGTACCGACACAAGAAGGAGAAACCAAATAATGGCACGCATAGTCTTAACAGATGTGTCAGTCGTAATACATTCAGTAAATTTATCTGACCATATTGCGAGCGTCACGATTTCGACGTCCGAGGATGTAGTTGACACCAGTGCATTTAGTTCAACGATTGCTGCTGGCCGTACCCGCGTTGCGGGCCTTGCCGATAATTCGGTGACACTAGAGTTCCACCAGGATTTTGCAACATCCTCGGTTGAGCAAACAATTTACCCACTACTTGGCACACTAACCACTGTGGTTGTGAAGCCAACAAGTGATGCAGTATCTGCAAGCAATCCCTCTCTAAGTTTTTCAGCGCTTGTCTCAGAATGGCAAGAGTTGTCAGGCAGTGTGGGAGAATTGGCCACGGCATCCGTGACCTGGCCAATTTCAGGCGCAATTACAAAAGGAGTATAACTAATGGCCCGCCTTGTTTTAACTGATGCATATGTCGTGCTTGCAAGCACCGACATCTCACAATACGTCACTTCGGTGACATTATCTTCGACACTAGATGTCGTGGAAACCACTTCAATGGGTTCAACTTCCAGAACGCGTGTGGCTGGGCTTCGTGATAATCAAGTAGTTCTTGAATTTAACCAAGACTTTGCTTCTGGCGCTCTTGAAACATTGATTTATCCAAGCGATTCAACTACCAAAATTGGTACAGCAGTTGCGATGGAGATTCGTCCAACCAGCGCAGCAGTATCTGCAACCAATCCAAAATACACATTCTCAGCGTTGATTACAGAATGGCAATCGGTGTCAGGAAGCATTGGCGAATTAGCCAGTGTCTCGGCATCCTGGCCTATCTCTGGAGCAATTACAAAAGCAACATCCTAACAATATAAGGGGGAAATAAGATGGATGGATTAGCAATAAAAGTAAAAACCGTTGATGGCAATGAGTCAGCATATAAACTGACTCCACGCATCATCGTGGCTTTTGAACAGAACTTTGGTAAAGGACTACCCAAATTAATTGGGGAAGAACAAAAAATTGAACACATCTACTGGCTTGCTTGGAAAGCACAACAAGTCAATGGAGTGGTGGTCAAACCATTTGGTCCTGAATATCTGGATACAATTTTGAGCGCTGAATTGGATGCAGACCCAAATTTCGAATCCACCGCGAAAGCCTAACTTACACGATAGCGGCAATTGCGGTGGAGACAGGCATTTCACCAATTGATTTGCTTGATGCCCCTGAAGGTATCATTGAAGCAATTGGAATTTATTTGAAAGAGCGGGCAAAGAAAAATGGCGGATGAAGTAGTTGTTCTAACAGGTATCAAGGAAACTCTTGATGCCTTAAAACAATTTGATAAATCCGCTGTTCGCAAATTCAATAAAGTTATTAACACCGAACTCGCCAATGCCGAACGCGATGCTCACGGTATTGCGCGTGGCATTAGTAATGGCAAAACAGATACTCCAATGAGCGGTTGGCGGACTTATGACGCCGCCAACCCGCAAAGGAGTTCGCGTGGTGGCGCTGGCTGGCCTGCTTGGAATACTGGAACAGTTATTGCAGGGATTCGTAAAAGTAAGGCACAAGGCAAAGTCAGACGCGATTACACAACCAGTGCTGGTGCGTTGATAAATAAATCAGCCGCTGGTGCTATCTTTGAAATTGCTGGCAGAAAATCAGGCGGCTCGTCTGGTAGAAGCCAAGGCGCACAATTTATGCGCACATTGTCAGCCAGATTCAAACCTGCTTCGCGTTTGATATGGCGGGTTGTTGATAAAGACCGCGCTAAAATTGAAGCCAATGTGAAAAAGGCTCTTGATGAAGCCAAGGTAGAACTACAAAGACATTTGAACAGAGAGCAGGCATAAAGTGGCAATTGGTGCAGTAGTAGCCCGAATCCTCACTCAATACTCTGACAAAGGTTCCAAGGCTGCCAATAAAGACATCAACAAACTTGGCAAACAATTTGATGCTTTTGCAAAGAAAAGCGCAAAGGCGTTTGGGATTGCAGCAGGCGCTGCCGCCGCTTTTGCTCTAAAAATTGGCAAGGATGCAGTGCAGGCTGCAATGGCAGACCAAAAAAGCCAAGCCCTTCTTGCTAACAGCCTAAAAAACACTACAGGCGCAACCAATGCTGCAATTGCATCGGTTGAAAGTTACATTTCTAATCTGCAACTTCAAGTCGGTGTTACCGATGATGAATTAAGGCCAAGTTTGGCAAAATTAGCGGCAGTAACTGGCTCAGTCAGTGCTGCTCAAGGCTTACTTGGAACTGCCTTAGATGTATCAGCATTTGCGCAAGTTGATTTAAGCACGGCAACAAATGCAATTACAAAAGCCTTACAAGGCAATTTCCGTGGTTTGCAAAATTTAGTTAAAGGCATTGACCTAACTACTCTAAAATCAAAAGATTTAGTTAAAATCTTCGAAGAAGTTGAAGCAATAACAAAAGGCTCAGCCGCAACGCGAGCAAACACATTAGAGTTTCGTTTATCAATCTTGCGCATTCGCTTTGGAGAGATTCTTGAAGAAGTTGGCTATAAACTATTGCCCGTTCTTGAAAAATTTGCTCAAACAATTCAAACAAAAGTTTTGCCACAATTAGAGGCATTTATTGCAACTAATGGCACAAGGTTAGTAGAAGCATTCACATCTGCTAGTGATGCTGCCGTCAAACTCATAGGATTATTCGTCACATTCGTAACATTTGTTTCAAACAATATGGGATTGATTGAAGCAATGGCTAAGTTAATTGCAGGCATGTTTGTAGTTGGTCGCATCGCGGCTTTTGCAACTGTAATAGGCAAACTCACAGCCGCGTTTGTGGCATTGCGAACTGCCGCTGGTGGCGCCGCTATTGCAACGGCCTTTGCCACGGGCGGCGCTTCATTAGCCTCAACAGCAGCAGCCTTAGTTGCTGTAGGTGGCGTTGCCTTGGTTACTGGATTGAAAGTTGCGGGCAATAATGCAAGAAGCAAAAAAGCACAAACTGAAGCAGGACTTGCTGGCTACCAAGGGGCTCCTGGCGCTTCTGATATTGCTGGTCTAAAAGGCTTCAAGTCAGAGAATATAAAGACGCCAACAATTGATGCAAATATGCAATCAGTGATGGACGCTTTATTGAAATCTCAAAACAAACTTAACAACGCAAAGACAAAAGAACTTACTATTGAGCAAAAGATTATTAACAAAATGCTTCAAAAGTATGGCTTAACTTTGATGACTGGCGAAATTGAAGCAGAAGCAACTGCTAAGGCAATTAAGAAAAACTTGAACCGTCAAGAACGTATTGCCAACTCACCAACTGTATCTCTAGCAGCGCAAGGCGATGGCTCTGCTAGTGGCAACTCAATCATCAATTCAGGCACGCCAAATATCTCAGTGAGTATAACCACGCCACACGGAACTGCCGATGATTATGTTGTGGACATTACCAATAAGCAAAATCAACTTGCTAAACGCGCAGGCGCAATAAACATTTTACATAGGACAAGATAGTGGCAAAATACGATGGGGTGACTGCACCTTCAATTGCAGTTCAATTTTATATCAGTTCCACTTGGACATCAGTTACTGCAACAGATGTTCTTGAAACTAACATTCGCCGTGGATTGAAACAATACGATGTTCTAAATCAATCAGGCATTGCAAGCATTGTGTTCAATAATTATTCAGGCAATTATGACCCAGACAACACATCAGGTACCTACTCGCCAAACCTAAAGGCTGGCTTGCAGATGCGCATACAGGCAACTTGGTCTGCTACTGCCTACACTCTTTATCAAGGCTATTTAGAATCTAGCATTGTCAACCAAGGTCATTATCCAACTGTAACGATGACCTTTCACGATGGTCTTGCCTTCATTGCCGAAGTTGAAGCCCCTGTCTTGGCTGCGTTAGATTTCGAAGAGACAGCCGCAACCCGCGTAGGGCGAATGCTTGATTATGCTGGTTGGCCAAGTGGCGGTTCTCGCTCACTGACAGGCACTGTCACGATGCAAAAGACTATTCAAAGTAAATCTTGTCTCACTATGATTAACCAGGCTGTGAATGCCATTGCGGGTCGTTTTTATATCTCTCGCAGCGGCGTCGCCACGCTGGTGCCATTATCTGACAAATTCTCCCGTCCTACTCAATTACTTTTCTCAGACCAAGGCGATGCCAACTCAGTTCTTTATCAAGGATTGGTTGTTGACCCAGGCGCTTATTATGTTGTAAATCAAGCAATTGTGGACCGTGGTGCTAGTGCAAAAGTCACATCAACTTACAATCCAAGCAAAACTTCTTTTGGCTTGGTTTCCAAAGTATTTGATGCACCTATCTTGAGCGAAACTAGCGGCACTAATTTAGCCCTGTATCAATCACGCCAGCAAGCAACGCCTACAACATATGCCAAGCAAGTTGATTTTAGCGCTTTGAATCTTGACACTTTGTATCCTGATTTTCTAGCCTGCGAGATTGGCGACCAGGTAAGTGTTAAGCGCCTAACTGTTGATGCACGAAGCCTCTCATATAACCTTGTTATTGAAGGAATGAATCACAAAATTACCAATGATGACTGGAAGGTTTCATTTCATACATCGCCCATCAATCCTTACTCAATAACAATTTAGGGGTAGGCAATGCCATTATGTCCACAGATTACTAACACGCCAGTTACTGTCACACAGACTGGCGATTTTGTTGTGACATCTGTTGTGCCTCTAGTTCCAGATACTCCCGATGGTCTTGCCAATACTATTGATGAGATTGTTTTGAATTCTGGCGCTATTGTTTATTATCAGAATGATGCACCAACTGACCCACCAAATGACCTAAAAGAAGGCGACATTTGGTTTGATACTAATGATGGCAATAAACAGTATTATTACACTGGTACCGTTTGGATAAGCGTTCAAGATACTGCTATCGCCGCCGCAGCGTCAGCAGCAACAGCAGCACAAACTACTGCTGATGGCAAGAACAAAGTTTATAGACAAACCACTATGCCAACCGCTGGACCCTTTGCTGAAGGCGACCTTTGGTTTGACACAGATGATGACAACAAGTTCTATCGCTACACAGGCGGCGCTTTTTCTTCTTTTACTTTAGGAGACAATGCACTTGCTTCTTTGTCGGCCAATAAAATTACTGCTGGAACAATTGACGCTTCAGTTATCACAGTTTCCAATCTAAATGCTGGCAACATTTCTACTGGCACACTTAATGCTGACCGAATTGCGGCAGCATCAATTACTGGAAGCAAAATTGTTGCTGGCACAATTACCGCAAGCAACATTGCAACTAATACAATTACTGCCACTCAAATTGCTGCTGGCGCTATTACTGCCACCCAAATTGCCGCTAACACAATTACTGCTTCTCAAATAGCCGCTAACACAATTACTGCAAGCCAAATCGCGGCTAACACAATTACTGCAAGCCAAATTGCTGCCACTACTATTACTGCTACACAAATTAACTCGCTTAACACTTTGGTCATTGGTGGTTGGACTATTTCATCAACCAAACTTGAAATTGCCTCAATTGGAAACTATATTGATTCTAATGGCAAAGCCGTATTTTCTACGCTTGAAACAAATACTGGAAACACTACCAAATTTAGTGGACCTTTGTCTGTTATAGATAGCATCACTGCAAGCAACGATGTAACCGCAAACCGCGACTTATTTACGCCTAATCACACTACCGTCAGCGACGCCGCCAATGGCCGTGTAACTGTCACCCTTGGCCGTGTTACTCGAAGCACCGCTTCAAGCCAGCGATATAAAGAGAACATTACTGCTTTGCGCGATATTGATGAGTTAGACCCAAAGAGATTATTAGACCTGCCAGTTCGAGCCTTTACTTACCGAGAAGATTATCTTTCAGAATCAGATTCTCGCTTTGGCACCCTTATCCCTGGCTTTATTGCAGAAGAGGTAGATGCTGTTTATCCTATCGCTGCTGATTATGAAGATGGCGATGTTGAATCGTGGAACGATAGAATGATAGTGCCAGCGATGTTGGCATTGATTCAAGACCTTTACAAAGAAGTTCAAGCACTCAAGGGGGAATAAATGGATGAACAACTAGATGTCAATGAGATATTGGCAGCAATGAGGCAACAAATCGGGGTAATGGCTCAAGAGAATGCAATCTTGGCAGCCAAGATAAAGAAGTTGGAAAATGAACTCAGCAAACCTAATCTTTCCGATATACCGAACAATTGATGACCATATAGACCTGTTTGAAATGCAGGTCTTGCTGAAGGAGAAAAGCACCGATGACACCAGCAGACATCGCAACCATCGCAGTTGCCGTTAGCACCCTTGTTGGCTCATTTGCCATTGGTGTTAAATGGTTAGTTCAACATTACCTAGCAGAACTAAAACCAAACTCTGGCACTAGCCTAAAAGACCAAGTTAATCGCCTTGAAGAGCGCGTTGATGAGATTTATGTTTTATTGTTAACAAAACAAAAGCGCAGTCGCAAGTGAATCAACGCGACAGATTCATTCAGGTCGCCTGGGCCGAAGTTGGCTATATTGAAGGACCTAAAGAGAATGAAACAAAATTTGGCAAAGCAATGGGCGCTAATTACCTGCCTTGGTGTGGCAGTTTTATTATGTGGTGCGCCAAGAAGGTCGGCCTAGTTATCCCCAATGTCATCTTGACATCGGCAGGGGCGCAGTCATTCCAATCGCGCAAGCAATGGCAGGACGCCGCCACCGCCACGCCAGAGCCAGGCGACCTTGCCTTCTTTGACTTCCCAGGTGATGGCGTTGAGCGTATCTCCCACATCGGCATCGTCATCGGCGTAGAGGCTCGCAAGGGCATCGTCCATACAATTGAAGGCAATACTTCAGGAGATTTGAAAGGCGACCAGCGAAATGGCGGTATGGTTGTCTTTAAGACCCGCACCTATAAAAAAACCCGTCGTTTCAAAGTGAAGCGTCAAGAGCCAGTCTCAATCGTGGGATTTGGCAGACCTAAGTTCAAGGAGTAAGAATGGAAAAGTTGAAAACATTTATTCATAACAATCCTGCTCGCATTGCAGCCTTTGTCTCATCGGCAGTTGCTCTGCTAGTTTCAGCCATCTCACCAGAGATGCCAACCGAGGCAGCAGTTGCATTTGTTTTGTCTGCTCTTGGTCTTGGTGAGTATGCTCAACGTGTTGAGGATAAGAAAACTGAAGAAGCGCTTTACACCGAGTTAGAAGATTTAGAGGACTAATGCACATCAATAACTACTTTGACCGCATCGTAGTTATTAACTTAGACCGTCGAATAGACCGTTTAAGACAATTTGAAAGTCAAGTAAATGACCTGGGTATTGATTTCGTTAGATATAGCGCAATTGATGCCCAGGCTTTAGGCATAAGTCCAATGAACGCGTGCAGGCAAAGCCATCACAAAGTCCTGACCGATGCCGCCGCCGATAAAGTTCAACGTTTATTAATTTTAGAAGATGATGTTAAATTTAGACAAAATTTTAGTCAAGATTTTGCACGATTGAGCAATGTGCTTCCAAATGATTGGCAAATGCTTTATTTAGGGAGCAGTTCATTATCGCCTGTGGATATAGGCATTGAAGGATTGTGGAAAAGCAACGCTGCTCTGACAACTCACGCCTATGGCATTAAGGCTGAATTATTTGATACCTTAATTCGAGCCAGCAGTGATGAAAGATACCCGATTGACTTGGCTTATAGCGATTTGCACCCAAAATTGCAGGTCTATGCTTGCTGGCCATCGCTAGTAGGTCAAATGGCTAGTTTTTCAGATATAGAAAACCAATTTGTGGATTATAAATTCTTGATTATCTGACCATATCTTGTGATACTTTGCGTCACTTACTAGGGGGGAAAATGAACAGATTTGAGATATTTGAGGAAGCCAAGCGCCTGACGGCAACGGATAGGCAAGATAAATACGGTACGCCATACAACAACCATCGGCGTATTGCCAATCTATGGTCTGCATATTTAGACCAGGAAATAACACCAGAGCAAGTTGCCATTATGATGGTTTTGATGAAAGTTGCTCGCTCAATGCAAGAACATCATCTTGACAATTATATTGACGGAACCGCTTATTTTGCTATTGCAGGCGAATTGGCTAATATAAAGAAAAATCAAGATAAACAATAGTTTTTACCCCTAGCGATAGGAAAAACCCCTACACAGACACCTTTCCTGTGTAGGGGATTTTTCTTTTATTTCTAAGATTTTACATAGTCACGCAGCGCGTTAGTAATTACTTCGCTGACAGTTTTATCTTCTCCCTTGGCTTTGGCTTTTACCTTCTGCCAGAGCGAATCACTGACGCGAACGGAACGAATCTTCTTCATTTCTTCTCCTTTGTAATTCTTCTCTCTAGTTCTTCGACATAACTTGGCAGGACATCTTGTAGATTTCTCAAGATTGCCCATCTTGCTTCTAGTTCTTTATTCTCACGCAAGACCAATAAATGCTCACCTGCTTGATGTATGAATTTATCTACCTTGTTCATTTCTTTTCCTTTCGGTTACAGTTGCACGGGATGTGAAAACCTTGTTGCCAGTCAATCTGATGGCATTTAGGGCATCTTCTAATTTCCATTGCTGGACCCTTGGCGAACCTGGGCAAAAGCATCGGCGCAGATTTGCAAGAATTCAATTGATACATTGCAAGTCGCTTCCATAATGTCGGCATCGCCTGACTCGGTTGCTTCTGTAAGTTTTTTAGCAGTGTGTTCCATCGCTGTTGTCAGTTCGATAAATAAATTCTTCATTGCGCTCATAGATGCGCCTTACTCATAATGCGCTTGATGGTGTCAATGCTGACATCATTGCGGTGCATCTCAGCAAGGGCCACAACAAAGTGGTAACTATCTTCTGAAACATCCCAAAGTGATTCTTTATCAATGCCTTGCTCGGCAAGATAATCAATTGCATCAGTTTGCAGAGTTAAGTAGTAATTGCCCATTGCGCTCATCGCATATTCCTTTTCATCCAACGTAGAACGATAATCAAAGCAAGACCTGTCCAGAACCAAAACTGGACATAGGCTTTCCAACCGCCAAGGTGCATTCCAAAGAGTACGTCTAGCATTATGCACACACCTTCTCAATAGGGCAGATTTCAACAAGTTCAAGGTGCGAACGTTTTGCCAAGGCTTTACCGTTTTTATCTGCCAATTCTTTTGAGGCGTGAAAAGTCGCGCCAACTTCCTGGGTAATGAGATTTCTATACACAACGGCGTGCGTGTAATTGCGAGCCGATTTTCTAGTTATATGATAACCAGTAACCTTGAAAAAGTTATTCATTATCTTGCCTCTTCCATTGTAATTACTGGCCAATGTGCGTTCTTACCTCGCATCAAATCACAAGTTCCGCCGTGCTTGAATTGAATTGTTATCACCATTCGGCGTGGCTGGTGCGCTGGTTGTAAATCTATGATTGTGTAACTATCAAAGCCATCAAACATATTGCCAGTCAAAATCACATCGCCTGCTGATAGTTGTAGTGTAGTTTTTGTGATTGTTTTGGGAGTTGCTGTTAACATTATGCAACCTCACATCTGCAAAATAGGTTGTCATCTTCTAAGCAATAGCAGTCATAACCGCGTGAAAGATAAGAACAACGTTCTAAGTGATATTTCATACCTGAAACGTATGTTGGTTTGTCGCAAGCGCCACAAAAAATAAGTTTTGTTGTCATTATGCACCTACCTTTGCAAGAGAATTGAGTTCGCACTGAAGTTCATAAACTGCCATTTCAAAATTATCAATGTCGCGAATATGTATATCTGTTGCAACTGCTTCTAAACGATTGCTGAATGTGAAATCTGTATTGTCGTCATTCCAAATCAATTCGCGGCTTACAAGATAAAGACGAAACAATCCGCCGTCTTTGTAAGCACGAATGTGACCATCTGAAGTTTTTGCATAGCACTTGCCAAGTTCTGTTGCGTATGTTGCTTTTCTCATTTTGCTCTTCCGTTTCCTGGGGCCTTTCCCCATAGGTCAATTACAGCAGATGTCCATACGATTGTCCATACAACCCAGAATTGACCTTATCGGCGTGTCGCCCATAGGCTGTCAGTGCCTGGGTGCATACTTAGGCCAAACGAAAGGGGGTCCATATGGACCAGATAGTCATTATTGGGGCTTTAGCGGGGATTCTAGGGGTTATTCTGGCCGTTCTACGATATGACGCCAGCCCGCTGGATGAGGCCATCAAGCAGGCCCAGGAATGGGATTCTAGCCAGAAGAAGATGCAGCAGGCATTGGAGCGCAAATGAGACATAGAGAGCCACTCTTTAGCGTTCACGCCACAGGGGATGGGGAATTTGCCATCTACCTAGAAGAACGCGATGCCAACTTAGACCTGCTAGAAGATGTCACCGACCAGGTGAATCTAATTGACCTTGCAGGACTTAAAGAATTTGCCAGTGTTGATGCTCTCAAGCATTTAGATGCTGCAATGCGCCTTGATAAAGTCCGTGCTGGAATGCCCGATGTCATTTGTAAGATTGCAAAATTGACAGAGGCAGAGGCACTGACCCTGGCGGAGCAACTCATTATGATTGTTAAAGAATATCGGGCGATGAACAAGAAGCCCGCAAAACTAGAGTTGGTAAAGTAATGGCCAACCCGAATGGTCGTAAAGGTGCTGCTTTTGAACTGGGAGTTCTCAAGTGGTTGCGTTCTCACGGTATCAATGCAGAGCGTTTGCGACTTTCGGGTCAGAAGGATGAAGGCGACATTGTTGCCATAATCGCGGGCAAGACTCATATCCTTGAGTTGAAGAACCGCAAATCCATTTCTTTACCTGCTTTCTGGGAAGAAGCGGTTGTTGAATCTAAGAACTATGCCAAAGCGCGTGGTTTAGATGAGACTCCACCTGCGTTTGTAATCATCAAGCGCAGGAATTCTTCCATCGAGAAGGCTTTCGTGGTTCAGGATTTGGATTCCTGGCTGAAGGAGAGGTTGTGAATTTTTTTGAATTCATTCCCATCATCCCCAACCTGCCAAGAGCCAAATGCAAAGAGATTGAAGATGCAAATATCTTCTTTCCAGAATCACGCGCACAAGAGCGAACGTCGCTCCCTGCCATCCGCAAGATGTGTGATGGCTGTATCGAACGAAAGGAGTGCTTGGACTATGCACTCGACAACGAAATCCCCTATGGAATATGGGCGGGTTTCACGCCAGAGCAACGCAAGCGAATGCTTAACGCACGTTATGCGAATGCTCCACGCGCCAACTATGCGGAAAAGGTCCGTGTGATGTTCGGGTCGGGTTGCACACCAAAAGAAATCGCAGCAGCACTTCATCTTGAGCATTCGTATGTAACGACTGTTCTCAAGCGTGCTGGTGTGAAATTGGAAGGAGAAATCCAATCACAACTAACAGACGAAAAACGTGGCGGGGAATCGCCATTATCATCGGGGTTTCAGCAATGACATCACTATTAGTCAACGCTGCCTTTGCACCACAGCCAGCAATACCCGCCACCGTCATCTACAAGGAAAGACCAGCACTAATGCAGGTCAATGCCAAGGAGATAGCGCGGGAATTGCTAACAAAGAAGCAGTTCGCCTGCTTCACAAAATTGGTCGGTAAGGAATCCGCTTGGAATCCAAAGGCCAAGAATCCTAAGAGCAGCGCCCGTGGAATTGGGCAGTTGCTTCGCGGAACATATAAAGGTCTTGGGATGAAACATTCCGAGGCTGGTGTCGCTCAAACTGTAGCAACCTTGGCGTATATCCATCGTCGGCATTTAACGCCGTGCAATGCCTGGATTCACTTCCAGCGCCATAATTGGTACTAAAAAATGACTAGGGGGTAACTATGTCAATGCAAATAGAAAAAGGTGTTGTTGTTTTAGATGACAACACTGCTCAATGGCTAAAGCAATACCGAGAAGCCTTGGCCAAGATTAAAGAATGGCAAGAAGTTGCCGATATTGCTCGCTCTCGCCTGGAGACTGCTCTGGGCGATTGCGAGGAAGCGGTTCACAATGGGCAAACCGTCATCCGATGGACCCAGATTGAATCTAAGCGCTTTGATACCAAACGCGCTAGAGAAATCTTGCCACCACAAGTTATCGAGATGCTTGAAGTAATTCAACAAACTCGCAGATTCTCTTTGATTGATAATTAATGAGCATCAACAATCCTTGGATAAGTCCAATCACGCCGTCAATTCCAGATGAAGAAATTTGGGAAGATGAGGATGACGAATGACATTTGCATCAATATCTTCACCAGGTCAACAAGTTGCGCAACAATTGAAAGATTTGATTGTGCAGGCTGGAACCTGGTCGCCGAGAAGCAAGCAAATTGCCATCGGTCCTTCAGAGATTGGACACGAATGTTCACGCAGGTTGGCTTACAAACTGCTTGATTGGGAGAAGCCAAATGAAAGCGGCTCTTCCTCTTGGGCAGCCCAAGTCGGCATTGCAATCCACGCATACTTGGCTGAAGTCTTTGGCAAAATTGAAGGCTACGAAGTTGAGCAGCGAATTGTGATTCGTTCCAACTTGTCGGGAACTGTTGACCTATTTGACAGCATCCGTGGCATTGTCCTGGATTGGAAAACTGTCGGATTTAATCAGTTGAAAGAGCGTCGCAGTGAAGGTGCGACGATTCAGCAGCAGGTGCAGATTCAACTTTATGGTTACGGTAAAGCGCAATCAGGTGCTACCGTCAACAAGGTCGGTCTGGTCTATCTGCCAACATCAGGGGCTTTAGAAGATATGCACTGCGAACTCTTTGATTATGATGAGAGCGTTGCATTGAAAGCCTTGTCACGCATTGATGACCTTTACACGCTACTTTCAACGGTAGATGTAGAAGCCAATCCAACAATGCTTAATGTGATACCAGCAGCGCCATCGCGGAACTGTAATTGGTGTCCATACTTCATACCATTTAGCAAAGATTTAGCGAAAGGATGCAATGGTGACACCCAAGCCTAAATTGATAATCTCTTCAATGAATAGATTCCAAGCCTTAGTTTTGCGCTTAGTTGCAAGATGCCTTGGCATCCGTGGTGATGCCTACATCTGTCTGTTAGTAACAGAAGATGAGTTGCCAGAAGATTACATCGCAGTATTTGATAATGAATATACAATCAACGACATTGTAAAAAACAATGAAGAAGATGCAATGAATAGAGTTAGAGAAAACAACTAACAGAAATGGAGTCGGGGGAATGGCCTTCGTCGCACCAAGTAACAACACAAGTGACATCGTAAAAGTCGCTGACCTAGCGAATCACTTGCTTATCATCTCACCTATGGAATACAAGACAGGTATTCCAACAGTTCACGGAGAAGCAGAAGCAATCGAAGTGAACATCATTGACCTTGATACCAACAAGGAGCATTCATCGCTTCTTTGGTTCAATGTCGCACTACGCAATGCTCTTAAAAGTAAAACAGGTCAGAAGGTTCTTGCCCGTATTGGACAGGGAACTGCCAAGCCTGGCAAGTCTGCACCGTGGATTCTCATTGATGCCACAGGTGATGCAGCAGCGCTAGCAAAGGCAAATGCCTATCTTGGCAGTGCGGGAGCAAAGCCAGAGGCAACGCCTGCGCCTGCGCCTGTTGACCCAAACAATCTATCGCCTGAAGTTCTAGCGCTACTTGGGCAACTAGGAGCAAAGCCAGTATAAATAGAATCTTGGTTGGTTTCCCTTCCGTTTCCAACCAAGACGGAACGCCTGGGGGACACGTCATCGGGGTCAAAGATGTGTGGTGGTTCGATTCCACCAGTTCCACAAGAACTAAGTTAAGGAGATGAGATGAGTTGTCGTCACATCTTTGAAACTATTGGAGTTCCAATATGTCCTGATTGTGGGAGAGATACCCACGAAACGGATTTTGAGTTTCAAATAGAACTTCATAAGCAATGGATTAGAGACGGAAAGGCAGATTGGAATATCTGCCCACTAGGGGGAACGATTCGGGGATGGTGGTCAATATGAAATCTGACATCTTGCTTAGAGCGCTACAACTTGCCAACACTGGCATTTCAGTAGTACCAGTTGCAACGGATGGAAGCAAGAGGCCAGGACTTGATACTTGGAAGCAATATCAAGAGCGCAGACCAACAACCGATGAGTTGATGCGTTGGTTTTCAGATGCGCAAGGTGTCGGTGTCATTTGCGGGAAAGTCTCTGGCAACTTAGAGATGTTAGAACTTGAAGGCAGAGCAGTAGCAGCCAAGATGCATTTAGATATTGCAGAGATTGCAAAGAACTCTGGCCTTGAATACTTGTGGAACAAATTAAATGCAGGATATGTGGAGACAACGCCATCTGGCGGTATTCACTGGCTTTATCGCATTGATGGCGAAGTTCCAGGCAATACTAAACTTGCCAGGCGCCCTGGAGAAAATGGCAACATTGATGTCTTAGCCGAAACAAGAGGCGAAGGCGGCTTTGTGATTGTGGCACCGACGAATGGCTCCTGCCATCCGTCAGGCGGAGCGTGGACAATGCTTATCGGCGGGCCTGCGTCCATCCCCACCATCACTAGGGAAGAACGCGACGCTCTTCATCACTTATTTGCAATGTTTGATGAGATTCCAAAAGCCGAATACATCGCCGAGGAAATTAAAACAAAACCAGAAGGACCACTGACACCAGGTGATGACTACAATCGCAAAGTCTCCTGGCCACAAATTTTGGAACCATTAGGTTGGACCAAGGTCTATACAACCCGCGATGGTGTCACCGCCTGGCGCAGACCTGGTAAGAGCGAAGGGGTCAGTGCCACCACCAATCACGCTGGCACCGACAAGTTCTATTGCTTTACAACATCATCAGTCTTTGAATCAGAGACTTCATATTCAAAGTTTGCTGCCTACGCCCTGATTGAACATCAAGGTGATTTCAAAGCATCAGCCAAAGCCCTGCGTCAATTAGGTTATGGTGAATCTAAAGAATTGCAAGCCTTGAATCTACCTGATTACAACCCATCAGGGGTCCAGATGCACGATGAAGAAGGCAATGTCATTGCTGATTCATCTTGGATACCAAAGGAAATCGGTGATTATGAACTTGAAGCCGATGTTCAACCAACGATGCTTAAAAGAGAAGATGGAAACTTCATTCTCTATCCAGGCAAAATCAACGCCATCTTTGGTGAATCAGAATCAGGAAAGACTTGGGTTGCGCTAGAGGCAGTAAGACAAGAGTTAGTCGCTGGCAACACAGTCTTTTATATTGATTTTGAAGATAGCGCTCGCGGCATCCTCAACCGATTAAAGACCCTGAAAACGCCTACAGAGCGATTTAAGGCATTCCTTTATGCCAACCCAGATTCTCCCCACACACCAGCGGTATCAGAAGCGTTAATGGCATCCTTGGCTGAATTTAAGCCATCTCTTATCGTTGTTGATGGTGTCAATGCAGCAATGAATCTAATGGGGCTAGATTTAGAGAAGAACAAAGATGCAACTCATTTCAGCCAGACAATCCTTAGACCACTTAGAACCTTTGGCTCTGGCATCTTGACCATTGACCACGTTACTAAGAGCAAAGATACTCGCGGCAATTACGCCATTGGAGCGCAAGCCAAGAGAGCAGATATTGATGGGGTCGCTGTCAGCGTCAGCGTCGAACAGCCATTTGGCCGTGGCATTGACGGCGCCTTGTCCTTGACCGTCACTAAAGATAGACCTGGCTTTGTCCGTGCCATCTGCCCCGACGCCAAGACCCTTGGCATTGTGAATCTGCGCTCTGTCGCCGATGGTGGCATTACAGTTTCCATCTCAGGTGGAACGGTGATTTTATCAAGTAACGAACAAAGGATGGAGCAGGTCAGTCAGTTCTTAGAACGTCACGGATATGAGATGAACTTTAATGACATCAAACGCAAACTTCGTGAGGAAGGCAATGGGATGGGTAGCGATATGGTAAAGACCGCTCTTGATTATCTTGTTGCCAAAGGAAGTGTTGGTGTCCGTCAGGCTGGACAAAAGAATCTGTTTTGTCATAAATCTGTTTTTCTTGCAAATGATGTTAATGCTTGGAATCCTGATGAATAACCAACCGAACCTAACCGAACCTGACCGAACCTATAAAAACTGGCAAAAGCACCGAATAACCGAACCTCTGAACCCCCTCTTTAGAGGGGTTCAGGTTCGGTTCGGTTCAGCGGCGGGAAGGTTTGTAATATGACTGGAGATTTCAAACCCATCATATGTAATCGTTGCGCCGCCGTTGTTTGGTCAGGTATCTCTTGGGCAGGCTTTGCCAAAGTCTTGGGTAAGGAGCGGCTGACGATTGAGGAAGAAATTATCAAGAAGATTTCTGGGCTTCAGACATTTGAGGCACATAGAACCAGAGTCTCATTTGAAGCCGTTGAAAGGTCGGTTAACAGAATCAGATGGGCTACCCCAGGGAAAGACCGTGTGGTTCTGGCAGAGCATCATTGTTCTAATATGAGTTTGTTTGAGACGATAGAGAGCGCCCCTAATTACTGGGCAGAACCAATCAAAGCCAGAAGCCAATCAGAGGGAGTTCCGTTCTAATGCAATGTGTCATCTGCAATCGTCACTCTAAGGATAAGGCAGCCTGCATCAGATGTATGGCGCGGGTAAGGGCTGCACTAGCAGAGTTACCTGAACTTCATTGGCAAGCAGGCTTCTTCCTGCAACCAGGACGCACGGGCAGTGGCATTGTCAGCGCCGAACGCTCGATTGGGATAAACGTCAATGCCCTGGACTTTGTTATGGCAAATGACTTACTAAGCATCTTTCATTCCTGGGAGAAGGTCATCCGTGAGGATAGGCGCCTGACCCCGCCCGCGCTGGTGCCACGCGAACCAACTATTGAGGCTGAAGTCCAGGCAACCTGTGACTTTCATCTGACCCACCTGGAATGGTCAATGTCGCAGGTCTGGGCCTTAGAATTCGTAGGGGAAGTTTTGGGGTTGCACGCAAAGGGTCGGGCAGCCGCAAAGCAATTCAAAGAACAAGTCAGGCGAATACCTTGTCCGACTGATGATTGCAAAAAGTTTGTAGTCATTGATGTGGAGAACTTAAACACTGATGTAACTTGCTTTGGATGCAAACAAAGTTGGACTGTCTTGAGATTGGTGGCATTGGCAATGAGTAATCCAAATAGGAAGTTCTTCCTAGATGTAGAAGCCATTGCCCTTTGGTTACAGATGACCCAAAGAGAAATCTATCGAATCATTAAGAAATTCAACATCGAACGACGTGGCAAGATGTATGACCTTTCGGCCATCATTGATGCTAAGAAGATTTGACAAATGTTGTCAAAAGAACCTGGTACACTATCGTTATCAGATTCTGCTATCTCCAGTCAAATTAAAGAGATAGATGAGGCCCTGTTCCACGCAGCGGTTACTCGCAACAAGTCAGACTTCTCCAGCGAACAACGTGAGATTGTTGAGCAGTTCATAGATGAACTACTAGACACACGATTGGAAATCAAAGGATGCTAAACATTCAAATTAGTATTGGTGAAGTTGAGACAGAATTATCAACGGATGAATCATTGCCCTTTGATGCAATCGAAACTCTGCTCTCAAGAGCAGTTCAATCCACATTGACGATGTATATGTCATTGCCTATCAATGACCGAATGGCTTCACTCGGTTTGGAAATGGATGATGAAGAAGATGAGGACATCGAATGAGGACACTAAGCAATGCCGTAAATGTCTTAGAGTTCTCTCATTAGATAATTTTAGATTTGTAAATGTAATTGAAAACAAAAGACATAACATATGCAGAATGTGTCGGCAGATTCATCGGAAGGTTGTTCGCAATGGTAATCGTGAAGATTACGAAACATTGCTCGATGAACAGAACAATGCGTGCGCAATATGTGGCATCACTGCTCAAGAGATTAACAAGAAGTTAATCATTGACCACAATCACGAAACATTAAAGATTCGTGGATTGTTATGTTGGAGATGTAATTCAGGTTTAGGATTCTTTAAGGATAGCCAATCACATCTTGCAATGGCGATTGAATATCTTGTTAAACACGATGATGCTTCCTAGACCTTGCGTTGATTGCGGAACTGTTGTTCGTGATGTTAGATGTTTAGAATGCAAACGAATTAAGGAGAGGGGCAGACC